AGCTTCTTTAAGTCAAATCAAAGTTTTAGCACATAAAGACAAAGCAGGTTGGGAACTTGTGGCTAAATATAATATTGGAAAAAGAGCGAAATAATATGAAAAAAATAATAACATGTATAGCAATTTTATTGTCTATATTTTCTATAAACTTTATCACTAACACAACGAGTGCAGCTGACAACAATGGTCATGGATTTGTCTATCATCGTTCAGACTGTTCTCCAGGAGGGGTAAGATTGTATGGGGATGGTGGTCGTATGCGTGGCACTGAGTGTGGGCAATGGCTGAGTGAGTTTGCAATGGAAGTGATACACACAACAGATTACAATTTTAATGTGGATCAACTGACGTGTTTGGGCACACAATTCAGTTTTCAAAATTATTGGGCGAATTATCATATCTCAGATGATGAACTTAGAAATTGCGATCTAGAGGTATTGATTAATCCAGAATTTAAAAAACTTTTTAATAAAAAAGTGCGTTTTAACAGACTAAGCGATTAATATGTTTTATATTTGGCATACTTTATTAATAGTTGCTTTTATAGTTATGGCATTCTTTATGGGTCTTATTTTAGGTAAGAAAATAGACTCAAAGACACGAAATTTAAGCTTATTGAATAAAAAAAAAGATAATAAATTCAATAACTTGAATAAATAATATTGTATAGGTACTAGTAATTTTAAAAATAATACCTATATAATAGTGTATATTCGATCGTTGTATCGAGTATAACACACCTGATTGTTCCAATAGTGGAAAGTCAGTAGTAAATAATAACCTTGCTTTCACAGGAGGATATAATGATAGCAAACATAAATCAAGCGATTGACACTCTGTCAAACGCACAAAAGTCTTTAGTAGAAACTTTTATTAAAGATTCAAAAGTAGCAGAACCAGTAAATACAATTATTGATGCTACTCAAACTTTTAGCAAAACATTAGCAAAATCATTCGTCAACTTAACAGAGACATTTGTTGCGAACGTTAGCAAAGGAGGAAAGTAATGACTAGACTTCCTACTTTTTTTAACGATGCGTTCAAAGACTTTGATAAGTTTTTCGTAGGTTTCGATGACCAATTGGCACGATTCCACGATATACACGAGTCATTTGGCAAAATGATACCAAACTACCCACCATACAACTTAAAAAAAGTTGACGAAAACAAATATGTTATCGAAGTGGCTGTAGCTGGTTTTGCGAAATCAGATATTGAAATTACATTAGAAGATGACAAATTAGTTATCAAAGGTGAGTCAAAGTCTGATGAATCAAAATCAAAAGATGTTGATCTATACAAAGGTATAGCAAATCGTGCTTTCGAAAGATCGTTTGCACTATCTGAGAATATCGAAGTAAAAGATGCTCAATATCTAAATGGTATGTTAAAAGTTATTCTTGAAAGAATAATCCCAGAACATAAAAAACCAAAAAAAATAGAAGTAAAATAATCTATTTAAAAGATTGGTGGAGTTTAATTATTCCACCAATCAAAAATACACTTAAAGAGAAAAATAAAATGATACCTTATAACATATGTGAAAACAAATGGATAAGTAAAGCTAAAAAAGCAATAAAAAATAATTATAATGAATATCATCCTATATATGAAATGTTTGTAGGCATAGGATTAGTTGTGATTTTTGTTTTAGCAACACTTACTGCATTAAGTAGTTTTCTATAAAAAATGAACAATCACCACAAAGATTGTATTAATCACCTTACTTGTTTAGGCATTCCTTGTTGTTTGCTTAAACAATGCAAGTGTGAGGAACCATTCACTTTACAGCAACATATATCTACACCAGATATACCTATCAAAACTCCATCAGAATTACTCCAGGATGAATTGGAGCCGATTCTCTAAACCTTTACATACAAGTATTTTTATAATATAATATAGTCTATGAATCAAAATAATCCACAAGTTAAAATAATCGTATTGTTAAATGGTCAACATATGATTGGTAAAGTAATTAAAGAAGATGAAAAGGAACTTACTATTGAAGCACCTGCTGTTATATTAACAGGTGAAGATGGTAAGGAACAAAAAAGAATGTCATTAGCATTCGCACCATTTCTTCCATTCTCATCAGATAAAGTATTTACTTTTAGATCAGATATGATATTAACAACATCAATTCCAGCAGAAGCATTAACTAACGAATACAATCGTATGTTTGGTTCTGGTTTGGATATTATAACAAAACCATCTTTAATAGTATAATTAAAGGTATTTTACTTCCAAGAAATTTTATAGTATAATATAGGGAGTAAAGTAAAAATAAACAATATAGTACAACAAGGAGTAAATATATAATGACTATACTAAAAAGAATGTTCGGTAGAAAATCTTCTGTAAGAAGTGTAAAACCAACATTATCGAAAAAAGCGAAAGTGTTAAACCTTTTATCAAAAGGTGAAAACATTGCATGGAAAACGATCAGAGATAGATTTGATCTAGAATCTCCAAGAGCGATGATTGACACATTAAGAGCAGAGGGTCATATGATTTATGGCAATAAAGTTGCTGGTAAAACATATTACAGACTAGGAACACCAACAAGAGCAATTATTGCTGCTGGTATTCAAGCTTTATATGGTACAAAATTCAAATATTCTAATTGGAAAAATCCAGTAAGAAAATCTGAATTGTCACCAATTAACTAATTAAAGAATTTACTGAGAGGGCTAAATCCTTGCCAGTAAATAGTGGTGTGCCTTTATCTTCTTCTTCTTAGAATTGAAGAAATTTGTTATGTGCCTTCAAATGTGGCACACCACTCTTAATAAAAAGGTTGCGATATATTCGCGAGAAAAAATAAATGAATTCTAAAATAGGTACAAATTTTTACACTAACGTTTCCACTACAGCCAACGATGTGCTCGTTCGAGCAGTCACTGATGTTGGTACTCGAATCCAAGAACGAATCCCTTTTAAACCACACTGTTATATTACCAAAGGAACTGGTGATACACCCTACAAAACACTAGACGGAAAACCTTGTTATAGAGTTAATTTTGACTCTATGAAACACGCAAGAACATTTTTTGAAGAATTTAAAACAATCTCTAATTTTGACGTGCATGGAATGCTTTCATTCACTCATCAATATATTAATCAAGCATATCCTGAAGCAAGTTTAGATTTTGATTATTACAAAATAAGAATCTATTCTTTAGATATAGAAACAACAACTGAGAATGGTTTTCCAGACGTAAATAATCCAACTGAATCTATTATACTTCTTTCAGTACAAGACATTCATACTAAAAAAATAATCACATGGGGATTAAAAAAATATACAGGAGAACGTACAGATGTTGAATATCGTGCTTTCCCTGATGAGAATGCTATGCTTGATGATTTTATTAAGTGGTGGCATAAAAATTGTCCAGACATTATCACTGGTTGGAATGTAGGTGCATTTGATACAGTTTATCTTTATAAAAGAATTCAGATATTGCTAGGTGATTACACTGCTAAAAAATTAAGTCCATGGTCTTTTATTTCATCTAAAACAGTTTCAGTAAGAAATAGACAAACAACATATATTGATTTTGAAGGAACATCTCTTTTAGATTATATGAGTTTGTATAAGAAATATACTTATACGAATAAAGAATCTTATAAGCTTGTTGATATAGCACAAGATGAATTAGGTGTGACTAAATTAGATCATAGTGAATATGCTTCATTTAAAGAATTTTATACAAAGAACTGGAATAAGTTTGTTGATTATAACATAAGAGATACTGAATTAATTACTCAACTAGAAGATAAAATGCGTCTTTTAGAATTAATTGTCACTTTTGCATATAAAGCAAAAGTTAATTTTACTGACGTTTATTCTCAAGTAAGAACTTGGGATATGATTATTCATAACCACCTTATACAAAAAAATATTATTATTCCACCTAAAAAGCCAATAGGAAAAAGTCAACAATTTGAAGGAGCATATGTAAAAGATCCAATCTTAGGAATGCATAAATGGGTTGTTGGGTTTGACTTAACTTCACTTTATCCACATTTAATTATGCATTATAATATCTCGCCAGAAACAATTCAAAATAAAACTTACAAATCAGGAGTAGATCATTATCTAAACAATCCAGCTGAGTTTCAAGATGATGAAACTGTTGCTGTAAATGGTTCAGTTTATACAAATAAAATTGAGGGGATGCTTCCTAATATTATGAATACTTTTTATGCTCAAAGAGATATTGCTAAAAAGAAATTAATAGAAGCTGAAAAACAATTTCAAACAACCAAAGATCCTAAGCTTAAAAAAGTTATATCAAAATATAATAACGAACAAATGGCTTATAAGATCGCCCTGAATAGTGCTTATGGTGCGATAGGTAATGAACATTTTAGATATTTCGACATACGTATGGCTGAAGCAATCACACTTGGTGGACAACTTGCCATAAAATGGATTCATAATAAGATGAATGATTATGTGAATAAAATTTTAAAAACAGAAAATAAAGATTATATTATTGCAGTTGATACAGATTCAATTTATGTAAATTTTGAAAAAATAGTAGAGAAAGCATTCTTAGATGTACCTGATAGATCAAAGATTGTAGCATTTATAGATAAAATTTGTCAAGATAAAATCATACCATATATTAATACTTGTTATGATGAATTAGCAAAACGTCATAATGCTAAGAATAAAATGATAATGAAACGAGAGAGTATTTCTGATAGAGCAATATGGACTGCTAAGAAAAGATATATTCTTTCAGTATTAGATCAAGAGGGTATTTCTTATAGTACACCAAAATTTAAAATAATGGGGTTAGAGATTGTTAAATCAAGTACACCTATGATTGTAAGAAAAAAACTTAAAGATGCTCTTCCTATTATATTATATGGCAATCAATATGAATTATTTAATTTTATTAACAACTATAAAAAAGAATTTTATAATTTAAGACCAGAACAGATTGCATTCCCTAGATCATGTCAAGGTATAAACGAATATGCTGATTCTGTAAAGATTTATAAACTATCAACACCAATGCACACTCGTGGTGCGTTAATGCATAATCATTTTGTAAATAAAATGAAACTAGCGAAGAAAATTGCTCTTATAAGAGAAAGCGATAAAATTAAATTCATACATCTTAAAACACCAAATCCTCTACAATCTACAAATGTAATTGCTTTTTTAGATACACTGCCAAGTGAATTTAAAGTAGATCAATATATTGATTATGATACAATGTTTCAAAAAGTATTTTTAGATGCTTTAAAGTTAATGACTACACCATTGGGGTGGAAAACTGAAGAAACAAGTAGCTTAGAGGATTTCTTTTAAATAAGCCATTGATTTTATTAACTTTTTTCTTTACAGAAAGCTTTACTTTTAATAAGAAATATGGTATAATATAGGGTGTATGAGTAATAAAAATATATTAAAAACTGAAGATATATTAACTGCTATTGATGTGTGTTCAAATATATTAATAGACACATTAAAAGACGTTGAATATCTTGAAACTAAAAAAGCAGAGGGTGATCTTGCTGATAGTGAATATCAAGAATTACACTATGCTCGTGGATATTCTGATGCTATTCGTACAACAATAAAATATTTAGAAACAATAAAATAAACTATATGATGAAAGGCACTAATAAAATATGACTGCAATGACAATACCACTAAACTTTAATGAAATTAAAAATAGAAAATTTGCAAATACTTCTTGGAATGAACAAAGTCTTCTTCCTGATGGTAATGATATAAAATTTTCTAATTTAATTAAATCGACATGGGGTAATTCTCAAAAACAACAAGAAATGAATGAGTTTATTTCAACTGCTCTTAATAAAAGTGAACATTTTGTTAAGATGTATGGTAAAGTTATTCATAATACAACAGATAGTAAATCTAGAATAGATGCTGTAAATAAAGATTATATATTTGAGTTTAGATCTAGAAATTTTAATTTATTCAGTAATGATGGTTATTTATGTTGGAAAGTATATAAACACGATAGAAGTATGTTATGTTCATTAAGTAAATTTGCTAGTTTATGTAAATATAGAGAACAAGGTAAAAAACCTTTGTATATAAGTTTTTTATATGGACAACATTTTATTGTAAATGATTATCATACTTTTGAAAATTCAACTATTAAACTTTTACAAACTGCAAAACTTAAAAATAATAAACTAAGATATTTTGCACCTAGTATGAATATAAAAAATGGTGGTGGCTATGACGATCAAGAAGATAATTATTATCTTCCATATTCTTTAAGTAAAATTTTTATTAATAAGAATAAAATTCCATCAAATAACCAGATTGGTAAAATCTCTTTTAACAATCCTAACATATATGTTTAAATTTATATTTAAAGTTTTATTAGTATTTTGTGTTATATTCACAATACATAGTTTGGCTCGTAAGAATCCAACCTATGATGCTGTAGTTTTAAATTTAATTCCAAACAGCTGTGATCGTGAATGTAAGAAAAAACTATTTGAAGCTGAGATGGAAGATTCAATGCAACAAATGGCGAAAAGTATAATGAGTGAATTGTTATATCAAACAAAACAAATGACTAAGGATAGACAATAATGGACACTAAATCTTTTAATTATAAAAAACAATCGCACGTTAAACAAGTTAATTCTGAATCTTTTGAGAATAAAGAAAAGATGAGTACTAATAGAGATTGGGATTGGCGACCAAAAATTAAAATATCAAAACACTTATCTCATAAGCAAGATTTAATTGGTGCAGTTATATTTGCAATTATATTAGTATTACTTTTAACTTTTATGCCAAAATCTGCTATATCAACTGAAAAGAAAATTAAAGATGAAATTACAGAATGGTATGAAAACACAACAATTTCGATAGCAAATGAAATAGTATCTTTTGGTAATTTTATAATTACTAGTCCAGATAAAATAGGAAATGGATTATCTAATTTCTGGCAAGAAACAAAAACATATCAAATTGAAAGCTGGTCTAAAACAAGAGAAGAAAATCCAGTAGTGTTTTCAACAATCGATAAATTAAAAGAATATTTTGTACCAACTGGAACTAAAACAAATGAATAGTATGGAATTAGTAATTCTTGTTGATTTTATTTTAACAATTTGGATATGTTTTTATATCTATTATAATAATAAAAAATAATGCACATGTTATATAATAAAATATTCATACATAAACTTGTTGAAGATTTAGATGATGTAAGAGATTATATTGAAAATAATATGTCAGTTGCAGCAATTTCTAGACTTAATCTAATTAAAAAAGATATATTAAAAGCATCAAATACTATTCAAGAAGAAACTAAAATTAGAGGTAAGGTGACTGTAATTAGAAGAAAAGGGAATCATTGCTAATGAAAAGATTTATTTTTTTAACTGTATTCTATCTTGTGCTTAGTTTTTTCCTTGCGAAAGTAGTGAACGCACAAGCGATAGTAAGATCTTTCAATTCAGATGCATTTGTCACAGCTTATATTAATGGCAATGCGTATGGGTACGATGCAGATAGAATTAATCGACAATCTGGTCCGAGAAATTCCTGCATTTATGAAAGTCAAGAAAGAACCAAAGATGGTGTAGTTATTGGCAGAGATGAAGTGAAGCGATGCCACGAAGAAGTAAAAACTGGTGAAAATGATTCTTCTTTAATAAAAGATTTGATTACATCACCTCTTGGTGAAACAATGATAGTACTAATGTCTTCTCTTTTATTACAAAGAGTTGCTGGTGGTACATCTGCTAGATAGAAAGGAGGAAACGATATGAAAAAAATATTATTAGTTGGTTCGTTAATGTTCTTAGGAGCATGTGCTGGTAATTTGTCTAAATTAGATGGCAAAGCATCAGTTGACGGAAACGAAGATTTAATTAAAGTTGCAGCATTAGTATGTAATGAATTTAAATCTACTGATACAGTATTATATGGTTGTGGTTCTGGTATATCTTCTGATATGGAGTTATCAAAATCAAAAGCAGTATTAAATGCTAAAATTTCAGTTGCTGATGTGTTATCAAACAGCTTAACAAAGCAAGAAACAATGGCAACGACTGAAAGTACAAAAGACGGAGTAAATCGTCAGTATCAGTCAACCGAGAAAAACCAAACATTTGAACAATCTTTGACAAAATATAAAGTTGTTTATGACAAACAATTTTTAGATCAAGGAAGATTCAGATCTTTTATAGTGATTGAGTATAAAGTAAAATCTCTATAATCCCATCTTTACTTGCAATTAAAAATGGGGTATAATATACCTATACCCCATAAAAATATTATGAAAACCTTAAAAGAATTAAAAATAGAATTAAAAGAACTTCAAAACGAACACGAGTTTGAATCAACTAACTATCTAAAAAACAATTATAATCTTAAAAAAATAGAAGAAGACATTGTTGAATTACAAGATACAATCAATAAAAGGGAGAAATATACAAATGCCTGATTTTTTAAAAGACGTAATAAAAGATATTAATAACGAATATGCTGGTACAGCTGATGGTGATTTAGTCGGAGATTCTACATCATTTGTAGATACTGGATCTTATATATTCAATGCTTTATTATCTGGTAATATCTATGATGGATTGCCAGCAAACAAAATTACTGCATTAGCAGGAGAACCATCAAGTGGAAAAACATTTTTTACACTAGGAATTTGTAAAACATTTCAAGAATTAGGAAAACAAGCAGGCATTATATACTTTGAAACAGAGGGTGCTATTACTAAAGATATGCTTGCTGAAAGAGGTATAGATCCTAAGAGATTTGTATTAATACCTGTATCAACAGTACAAGAATTTAGAAATCAAGCTACAAAGATTTGTGATAATATCGATAAAGTTCCATTAAACGCAAGACATCCTATTTTGATTGTATTAGATTCTCTTGGTAATCTTTCAACTGAAAAAGAAGTAAAAGATATTATTGAAGGAAACGATACACGTGATATGACAAGAGCACAATTAATTCGTGGTGCTTTTAGAGTACTCGCTTTAAGATTATCTAAAATACAAGTTCCTATGATTGTCACAAACCATACATATGATGTAATTGGGGCTTATGTACCAACTAAAGAAATGGGTGGTGGTTCTGGATTAAAATATGCTGCATCCACAATTGTGTATCTATCTAAAACAAAAGACAGAGACAGTGAAAAAAATGTAGTTGGTAATATTGTAAAAGCGACTTTACAAAAATCTAGATTTACAAGAGAGTTTTTAAAAGCTGAAATAAAACTTTCGTATGAAAAAGGTCTTGACAGATACTATGGATTAATTGACGTTGCAGTTGATGCTGGTATATGGAAAGATGAGGGTGGTAGAATTGATATTGGTGGAACCAAAGTATTTGGTAAAGCTATTAAAGAAGATCCTGAAAAATATTTTACAAAAGAAATATTAGATAGAATAAATGAATATACTCAAAAAGCATTCAAATATGGATCTACTATCGAACTATCAGATAAAGTAAGTGAAATACAACCAGAAGATAAAAAAGATGGTGGACGAAAAACAAAAACAAAATCCGAATAATACGGAAATACCTGCTACAAGGGAAAATTTATTTCCTTTTATTAATCCTGACTCATATCAATCTAAAGAATTATATGAAGCAGCAAGGGATGAGTATCTTAAATCACAACCAGTAAAAGTACCACCATATGAAACTTTAGAAAATAAAGGTAAGTATGGATCTAATGAAATTAGATTTAAAAATGGAATACTTGAAAACGTAGTTGCATCATTTGGTAAAGTATCATTTGAGAATCAAACAGATGGTAATATTAAATTATTCTACGAGTATGATGCTAATGTAGAAAAATCATTACATCCATTTAATGTAGAGATACCAGAAAGTAAGCAATTACTTGAAAGACATCTAGGAGACTTTCTTATGGCTTGTATAGAAGAACAAGCTAGAAATAAAACTATTTTGTTTAGAGGTGGTAGCGAAGAAATGGAAGCATATACAAAAAAAACTAAAACTGATGAGAATAGAAACAACAATACTTAAAAATTTACTTCATGACGAGGATTATGCTCGTAAAGTTGTACCACATTTACGTGAAGAATATTTTCAAGATAAAATTGAAAGAGCAATTGCTAGTCAAATACTAAAATTTTTTATTAAATTTAATAAACCAGC